TATTTCTTAAATGAAAAAGCCGTGGGACTTACGGAAGTTATAAGAGACTGTGAAGCATCTAATGAAATTGTTAAGGCAATGAATGAAAGCCTTGCATCATTCAAGAATTACGAAGTAAAAGAGAAGATTATTGAGAACAAGTATATTCAATCATCTAATAGTAAAGTGTTTGTGATTGAAAATACTGATAAAGAGATATTATCAAGTATCATGCCTTTCTTTATGAATATGTACAAACAGCATCTTTACTATCTCAATAATGAAGAAAACAGACTTCTTGCGGAACTTAGGGATTCAATGCTTCCTCTGTTAATGAATGGAGATTTAATGTTAAAAGACAGTGACGAATGATTATGAACCAAGAAATAGACAACAACCTACTGGCTGACTGCTTTGAATCAGCCATGAGAGAGAAATTCCTAGAAAAAGACTGGGAGATTAAATTATGGGCTTATTCCCTGTATAATGCGAATATGTGGGGGAGGAGTGTAAAGTAATAAACAGGAAATTATTAACTTTGTGCTACATGTCAAGTGGCATGTAGCTAATCAGACGAAAAGACCATGAAGCTATCAGTTAAACAGGAAATTTTTTGCAATTACTATATTGAGTGTGGAAATGCGTCCGAGGCTTATAGGCGTGCATATTCTTGCTCAAAGATGAAAGAAAAACAAATTTGGGAAGAATCATCTAAACTATTAAATAACCCAAAGGTTTCCCAAAGGATAAAAGAGCTTCAAGAAGAGCTAAAGAAGAAATCAGACATTACAAAAGAAGAAGTATTGAAGATGCTAAGAAGCTTTATGTATGCTGATATACGCAATTTCCTTACCATAAAGGACGGCAATGTTACTTTCAAAGATAGTGAAGACTGGACTGACGAAATGGCAATGCAAGTCGAAAGCGTGAAACAGGGGAAAGAGGGGATTGAAATAAAACTGAATGGGCGTACATGGACTATCCAACGACTTTGCAAAATGCTTGGTTTTGATTCTCCGCAAGATATGAATATAAACATTGCATCTCCTATGACCAAAGAGGAAGCCAAACGAATAATAGAAGACTTATGATGGGGGAAGGATATGATTATATACGGGCGTTTTGCCTATCAGGGACGTTAAACTATACGAGATATTTCTTTAAAGCAAGATTCGGTCGCAAATTTGTAGTAAATGACCATCACGTAAAGATATGCCAGGCTCTTGATGATGTGATTGACGGAAAGATAAAGAAGCTGATTATAAACATAGCTCCAAGATATTCCAAGGCTATTGATAATGAAACACCGATGCTAACCATGAATGGTTGGAAAAAGGCTTCAGAAGTACAAATTGGAGATTATCTTTTTGGAAGTGATGGTAAGCCGACTAAGGTACTTGGAGTTTACCCGCAAGGTATAACAGATGCTTATAATGTTGAATTTTCCGATGGAACTCATCTTGTTACAAGTGGGGATCATTTATGGGCTGTTCATGAACGTAAGAGATGGGATAAACTTAAAGGTCAACATAAAGTAATAAAGCGTACAAAAGAAATGTCTGAAAGGCTATATGATTCTGATGGACATAAAAAATATGACATCCCGATTATAAAGCCTATTTCTCCTATAAGAAATGAGGAAAAGATATTGCCAATTGACCCATATCTTTTCGGATATTGGCTAGGTAATGGTTCGAGCTATAAGGCTGAATTTTGCACAATGGATATTGAAGTAGTTCAAGCATTTAGATCCAAATATCCGATAACAATTAGGACTCATCAAAATGCAGGGAAAGCTACAGAATATGGAATTCGTGGAGGATTTGTGAGTACGCTTAAAAAACTTGGGGTAATCGGTAATAAACACATTCCAATTCAGTATCTATTATCCGATATTGACAGCAGATTTGCACTTCTTCAAGGGATGATGGACTCTGATGGGACATGCGGGGCAATTTCTCATCAATGTTCTTTATGTTTTGTAAATGATCGCTTAAGGAAAGATGCAAGGACTCTAATAGAAAGTTTGGGAATGTATTGTACGGAATGTGGCCCTATTATAATGATTCGTAGTCCTAAGAATCCCTTCAGATTAGAAAGGAAAAGCCGAAAGTATAAGCCTTTAAATAAGCGGCATTTTTCAAAACGATTTATTACGGCTATTACTAAGGTTCAAGATAGAGAGACTATATGTTTTAGAGTAGACTCCGAAGATCATCTTTTTGCAGCTGGAAGAGATTTAATACTTACTCATAATACAGAATTAGTGGTTAAAAACTTTATTTCATATGGTCTTGCAGTCAATCCTTCTGCCAAATTCCTTCATTTATCTTATTCAGATGATCTGGCCAATGATAATTCAGAAGAGGTAAGAGATATAGTTAAGTCGGAAGAATATAAGCGTGTATTCCCTTATGTAGACATAAAGAAAACAAGCGATGCAAAAAAGAAGTGGTATACAACAGAAGGCGGGGGAATGTACGCAACAGCTTCTGGGGGACAAGTCACAGGTTTTGGTGCTGGTGCAGTTGATGATGAAAACGATCTATCCAAAGAATTAGAAGAGTTCAAACCGTCATCTAAATTTGCAGGTGCATTGATTATTGACGACCCGGTTAAACCTGAAGATGCAATATCGGACACTCCAAGAGAAAAGGTAAACCAACGGTTTGAAACAACTATAAGAAACCGTGTAAACTCACGGAATACCCCTATTATAATCATTATGCAAAGACTTCATGAGCATGATCTTTGCGGGTATTTGATGGAAACAGAGCCGGGAGAATGGACTGTCTTATCTCTTCCGGCAATAATATATGAAAATGGCAAGGAGAAAGCTTTATGGGAGTTTAAACATACCATCGAAGAGTTGCATAGGATGCAGAGGGTGAATAGCTATGTTTTTGAAACCCAATATATGCAGAATCCAACTCCTATGGAAGGCTTAATGTATGGAAAGTTTAAGACTTATGAGGCTATTCCGATAACCAATAGAGCAATAAGGAAAAACTATACAGATACAGCCGATACCGGAAGCGATTATTTATGTTCTATTGATTATATCGATACAGAGATAGGGAATTTCATTCTTGATGTCCTTTTTACACAAAAGGAGATGGAATTTACCGAACCGGAAACTGCTAAAATGCTCACTAAAGACCAAATATCCAAGGCAAATATAGAAAGCAATAATGGAGGAAGGGGATTTGCCCGGAATGTAGAGAAACAAATGCGGATGATTGGCAACTCCAAGACTCAAGTAAGCTGGTTTCATCAGTCAAAAAACAAAGAGGTTCGGATCTTTACCAGATCTTCCGAGGTGATGAACCTTACTTATTTCCCTGCTGATTGGGAAAGGAGGTGGCCGGAATTTGCGTCTCAACTGAAAACATACAGGAAAAGGGGGAAAAACGCTCACGATGACGCATGCGACGCTCTTACGGGAACTGTGGAGATGAGAGGTGAGGTAGATGTTCTATACTACAAGAAAGAGGAAATAGGGGTAAATAATCAAATTTTTGTTGAAATACACCCCAATATAAACGGATTGTTTATAATGGTTTCTTATTGCGTTGCTGGCGGAAAGATGTTCATGATTGACTGCTTGTTCTCCGATTCGCTAATATCTGTTGACCAACTTATTAATAAAACAGACGGGAATGTACAAATGGAGATTCCCGTAGAGATGAAACATTACGCAGACGATTATAGGAAGCTTATAGATCATGATTTGTGGGTAAGAGAAGAATCAACAGATAAGAAAACTATGATTGAATCGTATAAATCGATTATTAAAACAATCTACTTCCCGGAATCCGATGATTCATTTTCTGCATTAATCGCTAACATGTCTGATTATGATGGTATTAACAGCTTTGAAGGCATGTATGTATTATCTTGCGTGTGCGCTCGTGCAAAATCTTCAAAAGTGATATAATTACGAATAATAATTATCTATTTTTATTTGGACTAAATAGAAATTATTTCTATATTTGCGGTGAGGATAACAATCCCTTCGTGTGAAGATGCACGGAACCTATAATTTTTATACTATCGGATTTTTCGTTAGTATTTTTGTCCGTAAAGACCTCTTCATTTCGTAGGGAATGGTTATCTCAAATCAGATAATCATTCTTTTTATGTCTAAATTAGGAAATTGGTTTCAAAAAAAAATTAATATATCTGTTCCCTCAATGAGAGAGACAGTAAAAGCTATTGAAAAGGATTCTAATGGGAATTTCTTGTATCTTACCAATTTCTTCTCGCCATCTGGTAACATCAAAAATGATTATAATCTAACCCTGGATAAGGATAAAGCAGATTCTCTTCTTGTATGCACCCCATTCTCTACTGTTATAAATAAAATAGGTTCTCTTTTTGCGAATGGGAGAATATATGTCACAGACAAGGATGGGAATGAGAAAGAGGAATATAATGATATTAGAGAATTGCTGTCGCGTCCTAACCCACTTCAAACAAGAGCTGGATTCTTTAAAGAGATTGAGATGTCTCTTAAGCTTTTCGGATATTGTCCCATTTTCACTGTAAGAGCAGCAAAAAAATCATCTCCACTCGCAATGTATGTCATACCTGCACAGATATTTCACATGGTTTCTTCCGGGAAACTATTTCGCCAGTATGATATAGAAGATATTGTTTCTAGAGTTTATCTTGAATGGAATGGTTTGCAAGAAGAATTATCCGATGAAGATTATTTTGTAATTTACGATAGTTCTGCAAATGTTAATGGCTCTAATCAGGATATAAAATTCTCTTCGGTTACAGACTCCCTTTCTATGCCAATTAATAACTGGATTGCAGCAATGGCAGCCAGTTATCAGTTAATTGTAAATGGTGGTCCCAAAGGTATTATTTATTCTGATTATACCGATAAGATGGGTAATCAGGCTATGACACCAGAGGAAAAAGAAATATTGGAATCTAAACTAAAAGAAAAATATGGTATTCTCAATAAATTTCCTATCCTGACGTCAAAGATAAAACTTGGATGGATTCCCTTAAATTATGATGCGTCCCAGCTTAAACTTCACGAAGAGGATAAGCGGTGTAGCAGAAAGATATGCAATGCGATAGGTATTGATTATAGTTTATTTGATGAATCTAAATATGACAACAAAAGCATAGCGGAAAAGTCCGCTTACCAAGGTCTTATTATTCCTGATTCAGAAAAAGTGTCAGAGGCTTTGACAGACGCAATTTGTCCCAAAGGTGTTTTTATAAAGTTGGATTATACTCATATTGATTGCCTTCAGAAAGACAAGTCCGCATCTTCTTCCGCTTTTCAGAAAATGGCTTCTTCTTTAATTCAATTAGTTGAAAAAGGTCAGATAACTCTTGATGAATCCAGGAATGAGCTGGCAAAGTTTATAGATATCGATCCTGATAATCCAAAAGGTGAATTAAAAACTAATAACTCTATTGAAAATGGACAAAACTAATAAATATAGCGGAAGAATGGGGATGCAGTATAAGACATTCTCTATTTATGCAAAAGAAGTAAACTACGACAATGAAAGCCGTACCATTAGTGGATATGCCGCCATTTTTGGGAACAAAGACAAAGCGGGTGATATTCTGATAAAAGGATGTTTTTCCAAGAGCATCCAGGACAGAGGGCCGGAAAGCCCGGCTAACGATAAGATAATTATGCTTTGGATGCATAATATGAATGAGCCTATAGGCCGGATTGCAGTATTAAATGAAGATGAAAAAGGACTTTATTTCGAAGCAAAAATAGATGAAGTCCCGAGGGGAGAACAGGCAATAAAACAGCTCGAATCCGGAACTTTAAACCAATTCTCAATCGGATATCAGTATGTGTGGGAGAATTGCGAATACGATGCGGAAAAAGACGCTTTCATAGTGAAAGAGGTAAAGCTTTATGAAATATCGGTAGTCTCTATCGGTTGCAATGGAGAAACAGAATATTTGGGGCTAAAATCCATAGAGGATGTCGAAAAAGCTTATGAAGAACTAAATACCGAAATATCAGAAGTGTGTTCAGGAATGCCTGCATCCAAACAGCAAAAGATACAAAGAATTATATCAAAAGCAATGTCACTTGCGTCATTCAGGCCGGAGATTCGGAAAGAGCCTACACCTGAAGGAGAGGAAGCCGACATGCACGGCAATAAGGTAAAATCAATGTTTGAAAATTTAAAATTAAAGTAAGTATGGGAAAAGAAGTGAAAAAGGTTGAGTTTAAGGATTTCCTTGATACTAAAGGATTGTCCGAAGACGAATCTAAGGTTTTTGAAGTGTTTTCCAAGGGGTTGGATGACTACATGGAGGCTCTTTTCGACCAGTTTGTTAAAGACGAGATTGATTCTAAGTCTATGAAAGAGTCAATTGAAAATGCAACTAAGGCTATCGATGAACTGAAAAACGAGGTGAAAGGATTTGCTGACAGCAAATCTATCAACGAACGCTTGAAATCATTTGAAGAAACAATCGTCCGGATCAAAGCTGCGACCGAAAAAACAAAGGGAGGCGATATTAGATTTAAGTCTCTTGGAGAACAAATTGCTGATGCCTGCAAAGGTTTTGTAACCGAGATTAACGGAGTCAAAACGATTGATATTGAAGCTCTAAAGAAAAAGGGCGGAGTTAAATTTGATGTCGTAGTGAAATCATCTGCTCCTGTAATGACTACAGAAGGAAGTCCTGTTGCCGGTGGAATTACAATTGACGATCAAATCAGTGTAGCCCCTCGTAAACGTGCTTCTATCCGTGACGTGGCTAATGTAGCAAGTATTTCTACTCCGTCTGTAGTATATGCTGAATTGAAAGATGTTACCGGTGATGCCGCATGGGTTCCCGAAGGAGG